CATCGCCGCGGTCGAGGCGGTGACGCTCGGTTGTCCGGTGTTCGTCGACAGCTCGTCGGCGGCGGCGCCGATGGGCCGCACCGACATCGCGCAGATCGAGGATCCGGTTTATCCGGGCAACCGGCTCCAATGGCTGCAATCGCTCGCCTATGGGCAATTCCATGAGGATGAGCTCGTCAACGGCACGCTGTGGAGTCTGCTGCAATGAGGGCCGGGCCGCTCGATCGTCGGGTCATTCTGCAGCGCAAGACACTGAGCTACAGCGATTCCGGACAACCGATCGAGACATGGGCCGCCGTCGGTGGCGAGCGATGGGCCTCGCGCAATGCGATCGCTGGCGAGGAACGATTCACCAGCGAGACGCTCAACGCGAAAGAGCAAGTTGAGTTTAGGATTCGCTGGTCGAGCGACCTCGCCGAGCTGCAGCCGACCGACCGGCTGATCGAGCCGTCCGATGACGCAACGATCAGCCCGATCCCGCCGCGCTCGATTTACGACATCATCGGCGTGCTGGAGATCGGCCGCCGCGAAGGGTTGCGCGTTCAAACGACGCGCCGGGTCGACACTATCACGTCATGAAAGATGCAAGGCCAGCATTGCGCGCGCTGCTGCTTTCGAGCCCGGCGGTCACGGCGATTTGCGGACAGCGCATTTTCCCTGCGCAACTGCCGCAGGGCGAGCGGCGGCCTTCGGTGGTGATGAATCGCACGGCCGGCGTTTTCAATTATCAAATGCAAGGCTCGGGCCTGCTGCAACAGAATCTCTATCAGCTCGACAGCATCGCCGAGACGCCAGATCAGGCCGACGCGCTGGCGAGCGCCGTCTATGACGTGCTGACCGGATTCCGCGGCGATGTGGCTTACGGATCAAACTCACCGCAAAGCTTCGTGACCTTTCAAGGCATCTTCGCCAGCAACATTCGTGATCTTTACGACAGCGTGACGCAACTCAATCGGCTCGCGCGCGACTTTCTGGTGTGGTTCACCGAGGCTTGAGTGCCGGACCGCGTAACATGCAAGCTTGAGGGATTGAGCGATCTCAAGGATGCGCTTGATGATCTGCCCAAGGCAACGCAGCCGAACGTCATAAAACGCGCGCTCAACGCTGCAGCCGATCCGATCCAGCAATCGGCCGAGACGCTGGCGCCCATTATGACCGGCAAGCTGCAGCGCTCGATTATCATCGGCACCAAGCTGTCGCGCACGCAGGCGGCGCAGCGGACCAAGGAAAGCAAGATTGAGCTTTATGTCGGCGCTGGCTCGCTGGCGCAAGCGACGTTGCAAGAATTCGGCACTGTGCACAATCGGCCGCAGCCGTTCATGCGGCCGGCATGGGCCGCCAATTCCCGCAAGGCGCTCGACATCATCAAAAGCCAATTAGCCGAAGAGATCGACAAAGCGGCTCAGCGGCTTGCGCGGAAAGCTGCGCGACTTCTAGCGAAAGGAGGCTGAGATGCCTGCTAGTACTGCACTGCTCGGTTACGGTTCCGTATTCGAGATCGTTAGCGATTCATCGCCTGACCTCTTCGTGGCGATGCTCGAGGTGAAATCGATCACGCCACCAAGCGCCAAAGTGGATCAAGTCGAGGTCACGCATATGCAATCGCCTGGCCGCTATCGCGAATTCATTAGCGGCCTGATCGACAGCGGCGAGGCTTCCTTCGATATCAACTTCATCCCTGGCAACACCAGCGATCAAAGGATCTTCGAGCTGCTCAACCTGCCGACCGGATCGATTCGCCGGCGCGCTTGCCGCCTCTCTTATCCGAACGGCCGCACATGGAGCTTCGATGCGGAAATCACGGGTTACGAGCCCAACGTGCCATTCGATGATGCCATGACGGCAACCGTCACCTTGAAGGTCTCGGGACCGATCACGGCCGGGAGCACCTAATGGCGAATCCAATCAAGGGCGAGGTGCCGATCATCATCGGCGAGCGAAAATATACGCTTGTGCTCGGCACCTACGCGCTCGCCGCGATCGAGCGCCGGCTCAAGATGCCATGGGCCAAGGTCATGCAGCGCGCGACCGAAGGCTATTGGGGCATCGATGAAACGCTGGCGGCATTTGCCGCCGCGCTGTTGCGCCATCATCGCGATATCAGCGAGGAGAAGGCGGCCGACTTGATCGATCAGGCCGGCATCGAGGCGATCAGCGAGGCGCTCGCCGAAGCGATCAAATTGATGCAAGCGCCAAGCGGCAACGGCGGCGGAGGGCAGGAAGCGGAAAACCCTACGCCGCTTTCGAGCAATGGAGTTGGGACGATCAGCTCGCCGGCTGGATCGCCCTAGGCTTTAGCGCTGATTCCTATTGGGATCAGACGTGGCGCACACTGGCCGCGCACATGCAAGGCGCGGAGCAAGCGCGAAAAAATGCACATAATGAGCGCGCTTGGCTGGCGTGGCACTCGGCCACCTTTCAGCGGGCCAAGCACATCCCGCCGCTGGCGCGATTGCAATACCGCATCAAGGCGCGCGAGCAGACGTGGCAAGAGCAGTTCGCCATCATGGAACAAATAGCCGCCGCGCAGAATCTAGGACAGCGCAAGCGATTGGAGCGCTCTGGCAATGGCTGAAAACGCGGTCATCGGCGCACTAAGAGTCGTTCTCGGTCTCGATTCGGCAACCTTCGAGCAAGGGCTCAAGGATACCGGTAAGCAGCTCAGCGCGTTCGAAAAGTCATTCGGCGGAATTAGCGCCGGCGTCGTCGCCGGCGGCGCTTTGATCGCTAATGCGCTTAGCTCGCTGGCGAGCAGCATCGCTTCATCGATGGGCGATGCGATCGACAAGGTTTCCAAGATCGGACTGACCGCGCAGAAGATCGGTGCCAACGTCGAGGACTTTGCCGCGCTCGCCGGCGCCGCCAGCAAGGTCAAAGTAAGTACCGATGAATTGGGCACATCGCTCGCGCGCTTGAGCCGCAGCATTGCCGAGGTCGCATCCGGCAAGCAAGGCGATGCGCAAAAGGCTTTCGAGGTGCTCGGCATTTCGGTGCGCGATGCCAGCGGCCAGGTAAAGACCTCGACGCAGGTTTTTGCCGAGCTGAGCGACAAGTTCAAGAATTACACCGAGGGCGCTAACGAGGTCGCGCTCGCGACCGCTTTGATGGGCCGCAGCGGCGCCGACATGATCCCTGTGCTCAATCAGGGATCGGCGGCGGTCAAGAAACAAGCCGAGGAAATGGCCGCGCTCGGCATCGTGATGGACAAGGACACGGTGGCCAACGCCATCAAGGTGCAAAAGGAATGGGACAAGCTCGGCAAGATTTTCGATAACGTCATTCTGCGCATTACCATCGGCTTGCTGCCGCAGCTCCAGGCGATCACCGGCGCGCTCGCTGACGCCGCCAAGCAATCGACCAGCGCGCAGCTTACCTTCGATATCATCGCCGGTACGATCGACTATTTCGGCCGCATCCTAAAGACGGTCGGCACCATCATCGAGGCGGCGGCGATTGAGGTCGTCGCCTTCTATCAAGCGGCGTCGCAGGCGACCAAAGGCGAATTCAGCGCAGCGATCACGACGCTCGGCGACGCGCAGACCAGAGTCCTCGATCTCGGCAAGGCTTTCCTCGGATTGAAAATCACGGTCGGCGCTGCCGGCTCGGAGCTGATCGACTACAACGCGCTGCTCAAGCAAGTCGGCGAGAACATGAACGCGCTCAGCGGCGTGAAGATCGCGGCGCCGGCTATTCCGCTCGGCAATTTGAGCAAGACGCTCGCCGATCTGACGATTAAGACCGCCGAGACGCGTGGCGAATTCGATAAGCTGGCGCCGGGCTTTGCTGCGCAAGCGGCCGCGCTCGGATTGATTGATCAAGCGGCGGTGCGGCTGACAAATGATCAGACGACGCTCACGGCCTCGCAGCAAGCGCTCAATCAAGCCATGCTGCAGAACACCGGCGCGCAGATGGCGCAACAAGCGCTCGATCCCTGGCAGCAATACGAGCAGCAAGTCGGCCGCGTTAACGTCCTCTTGCAAAATCATGCGATCACCGCTCAGCAGGCGGCACAGATCTCGCGCAAGGCGGCCGAGAGCACCGGCCAGGCGTGGGACATTGCCGCCGGCAATATCGCGGCAAATATCGCCTCCGGCCTGGCAGCGGCCGCGCAATCGAATAAGGAATTTTCCGCCGCGGCCAAGGTGGCCGCAATCGCGCAGGCGGTCTTTAATACCTACACCGCGGCCACCAAGGCGCTGGCAACCTACCCGCCGCCATTCGGCGAGATCGCCGCCGGCGCCGCCATCGTCGCGGGGCTCGGCATGGTCGCCAAGATCCAAGCGCAGCAATTCGCCGGCGGCGGCGGCTTCAAGGTCGGCGGCGGCATCACCGGCGTCGATTCACAGCTCGTCGCCTTCAATGCGACGCCGGGCGAGATGGTCGACATCCGCCGGCCAGGCCAGGCCGGCAGCTCGACGAGCGGCGGGGCGCCGCAGGAAATTGCATTGACCGGAATCAAGCCCGGCGATCTATTCAGCGGCGATATGCTGCGCGGGCTCTTCAATAGCCTCAACGCCGGAATGAAAGACGGCTATCGCTTGACGGTGCCCACATGATTACGCTGGCGACCGGCTACAATCCCGGCGACAGCCCGCCCGGCGTGCCGCTGATCGGCTATGACAACAAAGCGACGGCGATCACGGCCAGCTCGGCGGCAACGGGCTTTCCGGCGAGCAATATGCTCAATCCGGCAACGCATCTATTTTGGAAAGCCAACGCGCTCACCTCGCAGACGATCACTATTACGCTCGGCGGCGCTGCGAATTATGTGGCCATCGCAAAGCACAATCTGCTCAACACCACGATCGCTTTCAGCAATGGCACCGATTCCATTCCGGCGACGGCGGTCACCAGCAACGCGCCGATCATTCTGCGCTTTCCCTCGCTCTCGGCCTCCATCACTTTGACGATCGGCGCTGCCGCAACGGCCGCGCAAATCGCTGTGATCTATGCCGGGCAATTGCTCGTGCTCGAGCGCGGCGTGAAAGTCGACGCGCAGCACCTCGATCTGCCGCATGCGCGCAAGACTTCGATCGTGAATGGCATGAGCGAAAGCGGCAATTTTCTCGGTCGCATACAGCTCAATGAGTATCGCGAGGGCAAGGCCGAATTCGCATGGTTTACGCCGATTTGGTATCACAGCAATTTCGAGCCATTCGTCGCCGCCGCTGTTACCAAGCCGTTTTTTTGGGCGTGGAATCCGAGCGATTTTCCCGACGAAACCTCATTCGCCTGGCTCACTGATGACGTGCAGCCGGCAACCGATCCGGCAACGCGCCGCATGGCGGCAACGCTTTCGATGCGATCGATTATATGACGCAAGCATTAACCTACGTTGAGGCGGACATTCCCGAATTCGCCTACCGCGCCGCCGGCCTCACCAGCAATTCGTATCTAACGCGACAGGCGGCGCTCACAGGCCTCGTCGGCGGTCGTAACTTTACGATCAACGCTTGGCTGCGCATTTTGCCATTCACGGCGACGGCATCGGATCGGGCAATTTTCAACTTGGTCGATACGCTCGGCGCGTCGGCTAATCTGGTCATGCGGTTCTATATCAACGTGAGCACCGGCGCGCTGGTCTTTCAGTCACGCAATGCCGCGCTGACCGCCGACAACATTCTGTGGCAATGGGCCTCGCCGCCGCAGGACGAATATTTTCACGTGATCATTTCGATCAATACGCTCAACGCGGCGTCGACCTCGATGTTTCGCATTAACGGCGTCGTTAATCCGAGCGGGCCGACGACTTACGTCTCGGCTGCCGTTTTCAATTACACTTCGGCTGATAGCGGGATCGGCGCATATCCTGACGGCAGCGGGCCGCTTGCCGGCTACATCGGCGATCTGTGGATCTCATCGCAATCCTTTGATCTTTCGGTCGCTGCCAATCTCGCGAAGTTCTACGACACGAGCGGCGCCGGGCCGGTCGATCTCGGCAGCAATGGGCAAAATCCGAGCGGCTCCTCGCCCTCTGTATTCATGTCCGGCAATTACGCAAGCGGCTGGACAACCAACAAAGGCACCGGCGGCGGCTATACCGTTCATGGCACCGGTTCGTTTGCCGCCGCGCAGATCCCGCGCAAGATCCGCTTTGCCAAGGACGCCGGTTATCTGCCGCTGAGCATTGATGCCATACCAAGCATCAAAGAGGTCAAAATCGAGCCGGCGACATTGAGCCTCGGCGAGGATCTCGGCCAGCGCGCAACGGTGACGACCACTTTCAAGGATCACAAGCACATCTGGGGCACCGAATCTTTCGACAGCGGCAGCGCGTGGGGCAAATTTCGTGGACGCTACGGCGTGACTTTGCGCGGCTATCCGTTCCGCGTGATCCAGGGTTCGGTGGGGCAGATTCTTAGCGCGATGGAAACGCGGCATTTCGTGCTCGATTCCACGACCGGGCCGAACAAGGCCGGCGAGTTCAAGATGATCGCCAAGGACATCTTGAAGCTCGCCGACGGCGATCGAGCGCAAGTCCCGCCACTCTCACAAGGCGCACTGTCGGCGACGCTCGCGGTCGGCGGCACATCGTTCACCGTAACGCCGGCCGGCGTCGGCGGCACCTACGCCGTGCCGGGCTCGGGCCTCTACGCCATCGGCGGCAAGGAAATCGTTGCCGCAACGCGGTCCGGTGATAATTTCACGATCAGCGCTCGCGGCCAGCAGGGAACCACAGCGGTGCAGCATGACGCCGCAGCTCGCGTGCAAGATGTTTGGCAATATTCCGCGCAATCCGCCTCCTTCATCTTGCGCACCTTGTTTGAACTTGGCGCGGGCATCGATGCCAGCTTCATCAATCAAACCAATTGGGACGCCGAGATCGCCTCGTTTTTGAATGTTGTCTATAGCGCGGTGCTGGCCGAGCCAACTTCGGTCAATACCTTGGCATCGGAGCTGATCGAGCAAGCGGGACTCGTCGTCTGGTGGGATGAAATCAACGAAGAGATCAGATTGCAAGTATTGCGACCGGTGCCAACTGATGCCGATACTTTCGATACCACAAACATCATGATGGACACGCTTGAGGTCGCCGATCAGCCGGAGAAGCGATTAAGCGATATCTATTTCTATTTCGGCAAGCTCAATCCGCTCAATCCGCAGGATCAAGAAAACAATTACGCTTCAAGCGTGCTTGTCAGTAACCCGGAATCGTTCGGGGCATATGGCAGCTCGATGATCAAAAAAATTTTCTCGCGGTGGGTTCCGGTCGGCGGTCGCGCGGTCGCGCAGCAAGCCGCGTTGCACATCTTGCAGCGCTATAGCAATCCGCCGCGCAAGTTCAATTTCGATCTACTGCGCGATTCGGTCGCGCAGCCGCAGCTTGGCGTCGGCTACCAATTGCAAGGCTGGATGTTGCAGAACGCCGACGGCACTGCGGCGAGCGCGCCGATCCAGCTCACGCGCATCAATCCAATGGCCGAACGGTTCTCGATCGAGGCCGAGGAAATGCTCACCTCGACGGTCGGCGGCGGCGTCGCGCCGAGCAGCCCGGATAATCATTTGGTGATCATCGATTCCAATCAGTTCAACGTCAATTTGCGCACGATGCACGACACGATCTATTCCACACCGGTCAGCGGCGTAACGGTCACTTGTCAGATTTATTCCGGCGTGTTTGTCGGCTCGACCTCGACAGGCGTGCCGGCATTCGACGTGGGCAGCTGGCCGGGCGGCGTGACCGTGGTGATCATCAATGCCGGTCGCATCGAGGGCAAAGGCGGCAACGGCGGCCAAGGCGGAAACTCGACACCATCGGGAGCGAGCGCCGGATCAAGCGGCGGTGCGGGCGGCGCGGCGCTTTTTACCCGGCAGTCGATCACGCTCAACAATTCGAGCGGCCAGATCTACGGGGGCGGCGGCGGCGGTGGCGGTGGTGGCGGTGCGATCATCATCACCTTGGGCTCGACGGCGGCCAGCGGCGGCGGCGGCGGTTCCGGCGCGGGCTTCAACAGCGGCACGCCAGGAAGCGCGGGCACCGCGAGCGCGGCGACGGTGAACGTGCAGGGTAGCGCCGGCACCGATAACGGATCGAACACCGGCGGCAACGGTGGTGCAGGCGGCTCGACGAGCTTCGGCCCGGCCGGCACCGGCGGCAACGGCGGCGGCCCCGGCAGCAGTGGCATCAGTGGCAGCAACGGCGCGAGCAGCGGCAGCAATGGCAGCGGCGGCAGCGGCGGCTCGAGCGGACCGGCGATCGACGGCAACAGCTTCATTTCGTTTTCCGGCGTCGGCAGCATTCTCGGTTCGCAGATCAATTGACCGCCCGGCGGCCCGCGGGTAGGGTCGATCGCGTTCCCTTCTTCTCATCTCTGGTAAAACTGAAAGCCCGCCAGTGCGCGAACACTGGCGGGCCTTTTTGTTACCGAGTGACCTTGCGGAAACCGGCGGCCTCCATCTTGGCAGTCCGCTCGG